TCTTTTTATATTGAGGCATCTTCCATTCCCACCACTCTCAGCTTGGTCACATGTCCAAGCATGTAAGACTTCTGATCAAGTCCCTTCATGATTCCCAGGTAGGCATTTCGTACCAGGGCGATCTCGTTGATGATCAAATCCATGTCGATAACTTCCTGCTCTCCGTCGCAGTATTTTTCTGCATCTCGTGAGGACAATGCTCTGGCATATCCCTCTAGATATTTTTGATAGTGCTTGCGCCGTATTTTACGCAGTTGGATGTTGAGGTAGTTCAGCACAGCTTCAATCGTCTGAAGCTGTGCGAACCTATGTTCTGTGATACCAGGCAAGGAGGCAATATTCTTTTCAATATTGCCATAAATACTTACCTCTCGTTTGGCTGCCGCTAACTCAACTTCATATTGTGCGATAAAGTCTGGCACAAGGGTTAGGTCTTGAGTTACTTCATGGTAGCTTATCACAGGAAGTCTTCATCCTCTTCGTCTGGGAATTCATCCTCGTCGTAGTCGACTCCCTGATCCAAATAATGTTCCAAGGCTGCCTTTACGTCTACGTCGCGTTTGAACACTTCCTTTATTTCCTCGGCGTCGATATCATGGTCGATCATGATACTTACCAGAGTATCTGCTGCTTCGGCTCGGTCGGTCGAGATCAAATAACGCTTAGTCTCGTCCCAAATTTCTTTTGCAAGTTCTACTGACATTGTTTACTCCGTGTGTTGCTCAGTTTCAGTTACTTCAGTTTCTTCGTCCTCAGAGTATAGCTCAAGATTCTTCTTCTTGTCAAATTCTGATATCACTAGATCGAAAATACCGTTTTCATTTCTATTCCACTCCTTTCTGAAATATTTATGAATTTCTCCGTTTAAGTCAACGTAAGTATAACGATTGCCGTCTTTGGAAATCAACTTCTTCTTTTCAAGTAAATCGAAGAATCCAGAATATGGACTCATTCCAGTGTCGTATGGAATACGAACCTCAATATCTTCGAATGGTTTGGCGTAACGTGTCTTCATGATTTTACAGCCAGCTCGGATACCATTGACCGTCGTAGTCTTGTTGCCGTCCTCATCTTCCTTGAGCTTCAACTTCTTCATGGCAACAACGATTGATGATGCGTACACGAAGCCCGAGCCGCCGCTTACAACCTGATCTGGAGAATAGGGATCCTGGCTGGCATATGTATGGTTAGTTGCGACTAGTCCTACGTTATAGGACCCAAACATGTTGACGCAGTTTCTGACCAGTGCTGTCAATGCCTTAGGCTTACGACCCATGTCACCCTTTAGATCACCAGCTGCAAATTGATTGACGTCTGTTGGAGTCAATAACATTCCCAGTGAATCGATCACGAACAGTACCTTAGGTCTGTCTTCATCGGATAGCGATTTGTAGTCCGACATGAAAGTGTTAATGGTTTTCGCCACGTCGTCGATCATTGCCATGGACAGTTTCAGTAGTTTGCTCTCGGACGTATCAACTCCAAGTGCTTTGAGCCAGTCTTCATCCAAAGCGTTTTCAGTATCAACCAGCACAACGTAGATACCTTGTTCCTGTGCGTTTTTGATGATGTTGCCCGAACAGATATACGACTTGCCTGCGCCAGATTCACCTGCGAACACAGTTACTTTACCTAGTGGAATTCCCTTGTTGAAATCTCCTGATATCAAATAATTTAGTGCGAAGTTACCAGTGGATACCCAGTCTGTTGGGTCATTGAATCCTACTGACAATCCTTCGATGGATTTAGTTAGTTCCTTGCGGAATTTAGAAAGGTCGAACGGCTTTCCCATTTAGTTCTCCGAAATGTTGTAGATATGCTGACGCACCAGTGATGCGTCAGCATTGCGTGTCGTGCTTACTGTGATGACTGGCGTGAGCGAATCAAGGCAAGGATGTCCTCTGCCTTTTGTCCAGTCTGCTTAGGAGTAGTTACAGGCTCGGATGCAGGAGCGAATGATTCTTCTGCTGCCTTGACGTCGTCTTCCCATGGTGCAGGTTCATTCGTAGCTGGCTTCGATGCCTTAGGTGCCGGTCGTTCTTCCTCAACCTTTTCTGCTTTGGGTGCAGCGTCGTATGTAGATGCCAACACATTTCCAGCTGGCTTAAAGTACTGTGCCCATTTATCTGGGTCGTAGGGTTGACCATCGACCGATGCTTCGAACATTTCTTGGATAACTTTGAGTTCAGTTGCATCTGGACGCTTTGGCAGATACGTGGACAAATCTACAAGTCCGTATGCTTCGAGTGCAGCCTGTTCGCTTGCAGTCAGTGCTGATTCTCTGCGAGCCCAGTTGCTGGTGTTATAGTCGGCATATTTACCTTTCGAGGTCTTCACGATTCTGAAGTCAAGGCCACGAAGATAGTCAATGGGTAATTCTTCCAATTCTGGATCCAGAAGTGCTGCCTTGATGATAGTGAACAACTGTGGTCCAATGATGAACTTGCGAATAGGATTTTCAGGAGCATTTTCTTCCTGGATAGGATTTTCACGCACGAACCCTTGGAAGAAGTAATCGCGCTTTTTCCAATACTTGCGAGCCATTTCTTCGAGTGATGCGTCTTTCCACCATACTCGAACCTCGCTAAGTACAGGACAAATATCTCCAAACATCTCGGCGCATGGTACACGCACAGTGACTGGTTTGCTGTCGTTGTCGCCCTTGATGCCTTCAAAGGGTAGACGAATCATCGCTCGTTCAGCCCAGAAGAATGTGTTTTTAGAATTGCCGTCTGGCAGGAATCTCAGTGTGCATGTTTTGCCGTCATCCATCGTCCAATGTGGATACGTGGTGTTGTCGAAACCGGTACCGGCTCCGTCTGATTTCTTGTTGTCTGCTGCTGCGAGTCTAGCTCTGATTTCTGATAATGATGCCATTTTTATGATGCCTATAGTTTATTAATGTTTAAGATGCCTTATCTTAGGTGCCTTCCACATTATTTTATATCGAGTGGCTCGATAAGTCAACTACTAAGTTGAATTCTTTTGATCGCCTAGGAAGACACATTTTGTATGTTATACCTAGGCGAACTCTCTGTCAAGTCATTTTTTGTATTTATTTAACCATGAAGCCGGCTAAAGTTTTCAGTCGTGCAAGTTCAGCGTCGTGAACAGGTTCAGCCATTCTTGCCTCTGGCATCATGTCACCTAGCTTATCGCCTACATACTCTCCTGCTTTGCCTCCGACGAACGCTCCGATGGGTCCACCTACACTGGAGCCCAATGCAGTTCCTGCCATTTTGCCCACAGTGCCTCCAAGCTCGCCTTCTTTCATGGCGTTGAACGCTTCGTCATGGTCGAGGTATAAATCTGTCCGAGGATCGTAGTATTTGCCTTCCTTAGGGTCATAGTACAGCGGGCGACCGTTTGCGTTAATTGGTCCTTCAAGACCCTCTCGCTCTTCGTAACCTGGATCCAGCGATGGAATAATCCGATAGCCTTCGTCAAGCTCGTCATAGTCGCTTACTTCATAGTCAACAGCTGCTTTCTCGCGTGGGAAAGCGCCAGCGTTCTTCAGGATGTCGGCTAGTGTTTCGTCATACTCATAGTCGCTCTCGGATACCTCTTGCTCTGAGTCTATTTTAACATCTTCCTCGCCGTTGTCAACATCTATGTTGATATTTTCTTCTTCCTCGCCCTCGTCGTCTGAGCTGCGAATGCGAGTCAGTACCGTTTCCACGCCTGGATCGTCGCGGTATTTATAGAGGAACGACAGTACGAGTGACGCTGCATCCGCATCGGGATCCACGCTCGCCAGGTTGACCAGCTCATCACGCAGTTCGTCGGTCAGGAACAAACCTTCAAGAGTCGACTCAGCATTGGTAGCATCGGACCCAACGATCAGATCGTTGCGTAGGATGTCTGCCAGCTTACTTTGCTTTTCCTTTGTGTCAGGTAATGCCCATACACCTTCTGAGAGGATGCGAGCCCAGCTTTCAAAAATTTTTATTTCTTTCATTGGTATTCCTTGTTGTATTTTGGCCAATATAGGCAATGCCTGCTCGACTCTTTCGTCGGCGTCTCCGGTGGCAAATAATTCCCTTACAGTTTCTACCATATAATCCTGGTCAGTTACCGACATTGGATTCCATGTTTCAAAGTAGTTGGCGTATCCTCGTGGCGAACCTATTGACTTCAAGGTATCGCGCAGCGATTCATAATACTTGGCAGTTTCAGTTACGATAAGGTTTGCCTCGCCCTCGAATATTTTGTTATTGTTCGCCCGCTTGAATCTACTCAACACATTTATTTCACTTACGATATTCGATATCTGCTGTCCTCTGATATCCCAAGGATATCCACCACGCTTCACATGTTCGACCATGGCGCGACCGCCGGATATGTTTGTGAAGGGTAGTTTGTATCGTTCTCCCTCGGATGTTTCCACGAACAACTTGGCAATATGCCTAAAGCGAGCATCGCCTTCGCTTATCGGGCGATTGTGCTGTATCATCAGTCTGGCTTGGTTGGGTGCGTTGTTATAACTGACGTTCTTTGTGCCTGACCAACTTTCTCTGAGAGTGCTTTGTCCTTTTGTGCTGTATTTTAGCCTATTGATATTCTGCTGCTGAAACGATATAAAGTTGCGTACTGCGAATTGCCTAATTTGAAGAAGAAAGTCAAACCAACCTTGCTTGTCGTCGTCGCTCATCATCCTGGCAATATTGTCTGCATAAAATACTTGCAGTTGGTTGTCGTCGTCTAGCATAATGACGACTGTGCCATAATCTTTACCAGAGCCTGCAACATAGTCAAAGCTAAATATCTCCGCCTCTTCAGGCGAATTTGTAGCGCGACCATTTGCACCTAGCATGGTGAGATCGTAGTCTCTTGTCATCAACAAGTTGTAAAGTTTTGTTGACACTTTTTCTTTAGCGTTGAGCATTTAGCAATCCCTGGTTATTTTGTATTTATCATTTTTAGCGCCAGCTCGTCATACCTACCATGAATGGCATAGGTGCGACAATGTCTGCACTGAAATCGCGCATCGAGGTATCAACCTCCGGATGATAATCCTGCAATGCAACCATCATTCTCACCGCTATCAACGTCGATGCTACCAGATCGTCCGATGAACCTATCTTAGCCGCGTAGCTTCCGCCACTGGACACGTAGGTCTTCAACTCACTGATAAGCGCTCTGCTGTTGATTTTTAGCCTGTCATTTTCTACCATGTTCTTCAGCTTACTACAGGCTGTCAACTTAGTTTTGTTCGTTGTGCCAAATCCTTTGCGCTTTTTCAAGCCAGGCTCACTGAGAAAGTACCCTGATATTTTATCCTCGCCGTACTGTGCCAAAGAGATGATAGCTGCCTCGCCTACGGAGTTATTCTCAACGGAGTAGTAAATCTCATTTGGTTTATTGGTTACCGACTCGATATATTTGCAAATCTCTGCGATCAACTTCACCTGATCTGGAATTGGTGTTTTGTTATGCTTCCACTCGGCTATTTGTTCGCATGTGTTAGCGTCAAACACTTGTATCGCAGCTGAATCGCCGCCTGTTCCTATAGCTGGGTCCAGTGAAATGACGTGGATATTTCCCTTTACCGGCGTTTTGAACCATCGTATTTGACCTTGGCGGTATATTGGCTCTAGTGACTCTAGTAGCTGCAACTTTTGACCAGAAATCAGGGTCTCATCTGCTATAACGAAGTCACAAAGTATTTCACGAGCGAACTTATCCTCGCCAAGCTGGGCTTTCATTTCAGCAGCCCACTTGTCGTCCCTGTCTGGATGATCCCACCAATATGATCTGAACGCTTTGAAGCCGTTTACTCCAAGCTTCGTCGGGTTACCATACTCGTCTTCGCACTTGTTGGCGCCTTTCCATAGTAGCGAGAACTGATCCTCGTCCGAGTTAGGCGTTGACGTGATGATACATTTACCACCGGTGGCCAGGGTTGGCGAAATGGCGGACCAAAAGATGTTTGCTATGGTTGGTCGGACAAACGCAAATTCGTCGAGGTACAATAACGAAATTGACATACCGCGGCCGGTAGTTTCGGTGGTAGTCGTAGATACTATTCTTGAGCCATTTTCAAAGTCGATATTGCCCTTATTGTAGGTTACTGCACCCGCTCTAATATGGTCAGGACACGTTTCATAGGCATAACGAATACGCTGCATTATTTCCTGGGAACCTTTTCCTATATGGGCTGCGATAAGTATCGTCGAGTCAGGGATAAACATCGCATACCAAAGTAGATAACCTGCTGCCGACGTGGTTT